TTGTATCTGCCATTCTTACTCTCCTCTATTTAAAAAGTTCCTTTCCACACTCGGAGTTTATCAAATTCGCCACTAAGAATCTTTTTCATAACAATCTCTTTCCGAGCTTCATTGTCACTCCATTTGACACCTTCTTCATCACACCACATCTTGATGAGGTGGATCGGTATCGTTCCAACTAGCTTATTATGACCAGTTATCCCAACCTTTGCTTGTCTGAGCTGTTCTGCCCTTTCAAGTGCAGGGTTGTTATCGTATGTACTCTCGACAATTATCTTACCATTTTTTGTGTCGTGATGTACCTGTTCTTTAATTTTCATATTTTACCTTAGTAGTGTGGGAGGCTTAACTCAGACCTCCCACATTATTATTCTACCTCATTACGAAGTAGTCAAGTCTGCCATCATTCCTGATGCTGCCTCGTTCTTAGAAACGAGAGTCAACTCAGTCACAACTTGACGAGTTGTATTATCACCAGTTTTAGCCAGTTCGACATTCTTAGTACCTCTAAGAACAGCGACTGACCACATGTCATCCTGCATGACGAAAGCACTCCTACCTCGGTTTTGACGAGAAGGAATGAACTCAACAGTACCCCATGGTGTCACATAGACATCCAAAGATTTTATAACCTTCTTATCACCTGCCTGAACAGTTGAACGTTGGTTATTATTACCTGTGAATCCTAATGCTATATTCATCTGAAAAGCACTCAGATAAACACTATCAGGTGAACCACCATTATCCCAAATATTCTGCAGAAGTGTATCAAAGTCTGCTTGAGTAAAGATAGTTTGAGTTCCATCTGTACGAGCATTAGAACCTGTACCATTAGCATGTGCTCCACCACTACCCTTATTCATAATAGAGGAAGTGAACCATGTTTCCGCTCCTGCTAATTCACGAGCAGTTGTAGCATTACCTGCTACTTGTGCGTTGTTATCAAACAAAGCTTTCTCGATATCGAGCTTCTGCTCTTTAGCGATCTTGAGTGTCTGATATGCCATCTCAGATGCACGACCAGCTTTATCCAAGCCCTTATCTGTATCTGGTACGACTACCGCGTTTTTAAAAATTTGACAGTAATTACCTAAACGAGTAGTGGCAACTCTTGCTTCAGCAGTTGTTGCATCACCCTCGATATGAGCATTGGCGGCTGCAGCTCTTAACGAGTCAGTTTGCCACTCATGGTAGGTATTAGTTGCCGTTACTTTCTTACAACCTGAGTAGAAAGGTGTTTCTTCAGGGGAGATGTCATAAATTACATTCTCCAAATCCTCACGAATACCTACTGCATCATAGCTGTCGAAAGTATTACTTGGCTGTGCCATAATATTTCTCCATTAACTATTAACAATTAAACCGATTGCATCATCGATGCTACCAGTTTCCCTTAGTTTTGCCTTTTGGCGAGAACGAATTTTGGCACTAGAGGTTGCAACCTTTTTAGCTCCCGGTTTCAATACAGGTTTCGCAGACTTAGTTTTTACCTTAGCCTTTGACTTTCCTGCAAGGATGCTTTGATACATCATCGCATCATGGAGAACTCTTATAGCTCTATGATCAGTTATCTGTGAAATCTCTTCTGAAGAATAACCATATTGAGTTTTCCCAGTATTGACCAGTTGATCCTTGAGTTTTGTCGCTTTCTGTTCATTAGCGAACTCAGGAATCTCTCTTTGAAGTATTTGCATCTGTTCTTGTAGATAAGCTTTTTTGGCATTTTCTTGAGCTACACTATTCTGCTGTGAAGCTTGTTGAAGTTGTGCCATTTTATTATCATACTCAGCCTTCTTCTCCTCATAATTAAGATTTTCTTGCATGTATCCAATAGGATCAGCCTCGAAAAGTTCCTTGTTCGGTTTAGTAGGTGGTGATGCAATTCCTTCTTGCTGTATAGATTGATATAACGCATCTAATTGCTGTCTATCGTTAATCAAGGACGCATAAACGTCTTCTGCCTCTTTTCTTTTAGCGGCAACATCTTGCATTCCTTGTTGGACGTACTTCTGTCCACTATAGCCTTGCTTTAAGTCATCTAAGGTTACCTGAGCTTCCTGTCCATTTACCTTGACAGTATATAAATCAGGCTCTTCTTGACTTGGCTCTTCTATAAGGTCTTCGTCATCCGAGTCAGAAGCTTCAACTTCTTCCTCTTCTTCAACTTCTTCAGTTTCAGCCTCAGCAGTAGCTTCTACCTCTTCAGTAGCCTCTTCTGTTTCCTGAGCTTCTAAAACTTCTTCAGTTGGTTCTTCATTTGGAGCTAGTATGCTCTCTACAGCATCATCTATGGTGCTGATTGGTTTGGTTTCAGTCGTGTCACTCACGTTGCTGTCTCCTTTTTAAGTTTACGATCATGCATTGCTTCATCTGTATAAACAGAGTCGAAGTAATCCTCGATCTTCCTTAAAGCACAAATTATATTATGTGCTTCCTCTCGCTGTTCCCCTGTGGAATCAGCATTTACAAACACAGCGACTTGCTGATTTGTAATTTCTGTTATGACTGATTGATATGTGTCATCAGCCTGTAATGTGCGTATCTTAGCAGATTTTTCTTTAACATTCACTAGAATCTTCCTCCAGTTACTGCTTTAGCAGGTGATTCTTGAGGGTATCTAGGCTCTTTTTGTTCACCTTTTATTTTTTCAACATCTACCTTAGTTCCATACTCTCCGAGTATCTTAGCGGCGTCTGTAATTAAATCCTGATCCATCTTGTCTCTCTCTCGATCATCTACTGCAATAGCTTTCTGAGCATCGATTTGAATCTTCATCATATCTGTTTGTGCTTTCTTATCTGCCTTGTATTGTTCTGCTTGTACTAGAGCATCTGCTTCAGGTGACTGTGATTGTCCTGCCTGAGCTTCTTGTTGCTGTTGTATAAGTGCTTTTTCTTGTTCAGGAGTCATAGGATTGAAGTAACGATCAGTATTTCTGACACCTGAAATTGCTAATAGATCAGCAAGTGTATTCCTGATGCCTGTCATCGTCACTAAACCATTGGATGATCCATAATTCGCCCATATCTGCATCTGCATCTGTAGTGCTTGGTTCAATGCAACCTGACGTTGCTCTTCACGTCCTGTTCCGATTCCAACATTGACTGAAATATCCATAGATGTATTCCAAGATCGTGGATCAACAGGTACAAATTCTCCATGCAGACGCATCATGGTTTCCTCATTGCTGTTTTCTACACAGAGTTGGAGCATCAACTTAAAGAGACGCTTCATGCCACCCTCTGCGATATTTCTAGCCATAACTTCGATCTGAGCTGATCCTTGTTGAGCTTGTAGACGTGCCGCAGTCGCTGAAGTGTTCTGTAAAGCGTCAGGATCAAGTCCTTGAGAAGCTTTAGAGACTCCTGTCTTCGATTCTACAGTCATATCCATGTATTGAATTGCATCAAGTACCTGACCTGCAACGAATGGAGTTGCTATATCTACGAGTGCCTGTGGAGACTTCAATCTCACAAGTCCACCTATTTCGTTATTCATTAGATCGTCTACATTGACCTGACCTTGAACATAGCCTTGTCTTGGGGAGTTAGTCAAGGCTACATTGTCCATCAACCCTCTTAACATAGCAGTAGATGAGTCCTGATCGTTCATAATTAGATCAGCTACGCTTCTTCCAAAGAATGTGTGAGGTTCAGGATCGACTTCAAAAACTGCGAAAGGAACTTCTCCCCAACTTTCACATTCAAGTAGCTTGTTTTCACCACCTGCAAGAAGCACTCTGTACATTGAAGCGATACCTGTGCCTTCCTTGTCTATTTTCATGTAGGCTTCTGTTACTGCTACCTTCTTCATCGATACATCTTGCTGTGTATTCTCATCATCTTGCTCATACCCTTGCCTTTCAAATTCCTCTGAATCTGTGAATGAATCACCTGCTTTTAGACCTGAAAGCTCTGAAATTTCGTCATAATCATAACCCATCTGCACGAGATCACTTACTCTCATATCTGTCCTGTGAGCCACAACGTAAGCATCTTCAACTGACTTAGCGTTACGATCTACAAGAAATTCTTCAGGTGGCAATGCTTCAATCTTCAGTTCACCTTGCTCTTTTCTATAGCTGACTTTCAAAGAATGTTCAGCATTTTCAACTTCAATTCCATTTTCATCCATCTCCATGACAACTTCAGTTGAGTGTTCTAATACTTCCACATTAGGCTCGTTGACAATCGCAGTCATCTCCTCTTCTGTTACATTTGAATAGGAAAACGTCTCAGCTTCTGTGTTGTCTTCCCACCAAACCTTTAATATGCCACATTTCTTGACCAAAGCATCGTGTATGACATCGTTTAAAATGCGATAGCCATTAAGCTCCCCAAATTTATAGTTGGCATACTTGGTAGCCTGTTCAGCCATCTTAACGTCCTCTTGGGAGGTCGGAACGTACTCTACAGGGTTCTCTGTAGAGAGAAATACACGCATAAGGCTTGGTTTGATGGCTCTAATCGTGTCTCTGACCTTGGTAGAAACGATTTTTGACCTACCATCCTCCTCTCCGATGTCCACCTCGCCCTCGAAATAACGCTGAGACTTGATCCGAGAATCTGATATTTCACTCTCTATGAAGCTTATAGCACTTTGAACAGCATCGGATGCTATGTCTTCAATTTCTTGTTCGTCCATTGGTTTTAATTCATTTGCCATTTACATGTTCCTTTTCTGTTCTTGTTGTTCTTGGGCTTGATACAAGAGTTGCAAGATACCCTCAATTCCTTGATAACTAGGTCTTGGTAACTTATCTAATTTCCCTAATAAGTAACCAGTAATATTAGCTGTTTCACCTACTATTCTTGGTGAACCAACTGCCATCATTGCCGCAGCGGCAGGAAGACTAGCACCACCTGTCATTGCCGCACCTGATGCTACTGTTGGTAATACAGCACGTTGTATGCTACTAGGCATCCAACCATGAGCTTGATGACCTGCTATACCTGCCATAAAGGTTTCACCACCCATTTCTTCTAATTGTCTAGCTAATTTCGTTCTTTGTCCAAAGCTTGTATTGACATTATCTCGCATTAAAGAAGTAAGTTTTCTGATTGCTGTATCTATTTGTGCTTTAGTACCCAATGATAATGTTCTTTCAAGTTGTGATATAAGTTCTGATGCTTCGGTGTATTCTTTCATTGCCTTAGCATAACCGGGAGCTTGATCTGCAATCGTTTTCTTTGTCGCATGGTAAATGTTTTTTCCTATAGACTGTGCTGTTGCGTTAGTTTGTTCAATGCCTTCCACTACACTCCATATTTTTTGCTTCAATTTATCCATGCCTTCGGCTGTGTGAAATGTTTTTCCATCAAGAGCTTTCCACTCATTTACCATTTTTCTTATAGTAATGACTGCATCAGCGGCTTTTTGATTTACAACTTGACCTTTATAACTAACCATCTTGTCTGCTCTAGCTAGTGCTTCATCTATAGCTTTAAAATTTAAGACTGTGCTATGTTCTTTCCATAAAGCTTCGTTGGCTCTGTAGGTAGCCTGTTTTTGTGTTTTCATTACTTCTAGATCACGCAATGCTATTTGTAACATCTCGTCTAAAGTTCCACCTGTTCTCATTGCTGTTGTTAATTGTTCACCTCTTTCACCTCTTTTCGCCCATGCCGCTTCTTTTGCACCTAATCTAGCTTCACCAACAATATGACCTGTCATAGCACCAGAACCTGTCATAGCACCTGCATATTCTCTTGCAAGAAGACCTCCTCCTTTAAGAGTTGCCGCAGTTCCTTTTAAAGATAAAGTGAGTGGATCAACGTAAGTGGCTGTTTTAGTGGCTACTTCACCTGCTTTTTGAAGTTGAGCTATTTTGCTTAATTGTCCTGTCTTGGTTACTGCCATACCACCACCAGTAAGAACAACTGCAATATCCATTAAAACAGTAGCAGGGTCGTTAGCTATAGCATGTTTGATGTTATCTTCTCCACCATACTTCTCTTGAAAATACTGACCTACAGCACTCGCTAGTTCTTTACTTTCTGCACTCTTGCCTTCAGGATCAATAAAGTTGACTATATCTTCACCAAGAAGATGTTGTAGACCACCTGACATCAACTTAATGATCATAGAACCAGTTTCTATTGGGTGAGCGACAGCATGAACTATATCTTTTCCTACTCCTACAGTAGACATAGGTAGGTTTTGCCCACCTTGTAATAGAGCAGAAGACCAAGTTAGCTCTTCATCTCCATTCTCTTTGTTTTCCCAAGGATATACTATTGCGTCTGCCATTATTCCACCAACTTCCAATTATCTTTAGATTCATCATCTCCACCCTGATATGCAAAGCATTGTTTATCCTTACCTGTTTGATTAGTACAAACTATATCACCAATTTCATGGGCTGAGGAGGCTGTCCAAAAATCATTCCATGTTGGTAGATCACCTGTCCAACCCATTAAAGTGCCATGTTCACGAACCCATTCTGCTTGAGCATTTTTCGCTTTAACAGCTTGTTTCATTTGTTCAACTAAAATACCAAGTCTTTGTGCGTTCATTTCAGGTGGTAATTTAGGGTTGTATGCTCTGCTAATCAGTCTTTCACCCTCTTTTTCAGTAAACTGTGCACCTAGAATCGCTTTTAAGTTACGCTGTACTACACTTTCAACTGCTTCCCTTGCTTGAGTTACATCAGGATTAAGGAATTTATTGATAAAATCTGG